TTAGCCATATTTTGAAAGGACCTGCGGAAACGTCATTGACGGGTGCAGTATTTCAAGTTCAACGGGAATTTTATATTTCGCTTTCAGCCATTCCGCAAAATCCCGAACGAATTTTTGGATTTCCGGGTATTCAAGCCCCGTATTTACGAAAACAAGGCGCAGAGGGTCTTGTCTTTTCGGGCAACTGAACACTTGATACACGCGGGCGGCAAGGTCTGCTAAAACGGTACTGTCTTTGCCGCCGCTGAATGAAACGTAAACGTTCCAGTCATAACGGCCCAGCCATTCGATCAGGCGGGTTTGTGTGACTTGAATTTTCCGTTGGAGCGTCCAAGCACGCATGGTTTCTAAATCCTGCTTTGTGTAGCGTGTTTCTTCTTCCATCTGTCCCGCTCCTTTACGCGCCGTGCGTCCAGATTTCTTCAATTTGCTTCCGGCAGTATTCCGGGCCGTTCAGGTTGACCCAATCACTGATAATGGCGCGGTCTTCGTCTTCACGGTGTTTGTCGATAGCCTTGAAGTTCTCTTGCAGGGTGTCCGGGTCAAAGTATTTCACGCTGGAACCCGTACCGTGGGCCAGAACCACGCGAACAGCAATACAAGCCGCGTCCGCGCAAATTTCGATACGCAGGTTTCCAAACTCCATGAAGTACGCGCCGACGAATGACGTACTTTTCGTCAGACCGCGGGCGGTCCCGAACTCCTGCATTGCAAGGGTGCGGGCCGTCTTCGCCGTCAGCTTGACCCCGCCGTGTTGCTGTTCCTTTTTCGTCATGTTGTTTCCTCCCGCTCGAACCTGATTTTCATTTGCGCCGGGCAAAGGTCCACTTCCGGGCGACGGGTCCCCGTCCATCGCAGGCCCCCGGCTTGTCCAACGCATTTCCAGCCAGCGGCCCGCAGGCTTGCGCCGTTCTCTGTGTCCAGAATATAGGTGACTACTCGTTTATAGCCCATCGCCCGCGCCGCTCTCCATGCCGCGGCGTAAAGCATTGAACAGGCGTTGCGGGTTCCGTCCGTGCAAAGTCGGTTGACCTCCAATGTCCAACCGTCGTCAAGGTGGCGCGATACAGGACGGCCCACAATGGCAACCCCTACGATTTTTTCGCCGTCAGATAGCCCAATGGAAAACTTATGCCCCACGGTTGCCCCGTGGTGTCGGTGGTTTTGCTCGACAAACGCGTTTGCTTCTCTAAGCGTCATCGGTACGATTTCAAGCACGTTGCGTTCCCTCGCTCTCCTGTGACAGCCACCAAAGCGGATTGTTCCGCTTGTCCTCATACGGGCAAGGGCTACCATCGTCACAACTGACTTTCCCGCACCCGGCACAATACTTCCGCTGGAATTCTCCGTCCCACGGCGCTTCAATGACGGGCAAGGACGCAAGGAACGCCGCCAGCATTTCCGGGCTTTGCGTGATTCTCTCAAATTCTGTCACTGTCAAAACCTCCTGTTTGATTTTCGCGGGCTTATGCTCCCGCCGTTTCTGCCGATTCCTCCACCGCGACGCGCCCGCGCCGCTTGAAGTTTGCTTGTAACCTCTGCTGGGCAAGAACGGGGTTGTATGCGGGCCGCTGGTTGCGGTCAAGAATAACGGTCCCGCTTTCGTCCGTTTCTTCCCCGCGCTTCAATTCAAGGTAGATCGTTTTCACGCTCATTCCCAGCCGTTCTGCTATGTCCGCCGCCCGGTCGTTCGACTGATACCACGCGGAAATCTGCTTTCGGTCTGCGAATGTCAAATATCTGTATTTCCGCAAGATTTCTCACCCCCGGTTCTGTTGTTCTCCTATTTCTTTGCAAAAAAAATTAGGCTACACAGGTCGTTTGACCTTGTGTAACCTAATCGTAATGCTTGCCCGGAGTGTGAAATCGCCCCAAAAGCCTTGTCACGCTCCGCCAAACCTGTTATTATAAAGTATGAGGCCCTCTTCTGAGCCTTGTTTTTGCCCTGTAGGAACGGACAGCACATTTTGTCCGATACTCTATCGCAAGTCAAGAAATTCGTGCAACATGAAAACAGCATATTTGCGATATGCAATTCAACGCTGTTGCTGTTGCATTAAAAAGTTGAATTGCTATAATATATTATCGCTTTTTGAGGAAAATGTCCACATGAAACGTATCGTCACCCTATTTCTGAGCCTTATCCTGCTGCTGAGCTGCCTGTGCGCGCCGGCTTCGGCCATGTTCGACCCCAGCCTCTTTTACGAGGTGCAGGCCAGGAGCGCCTACATCGTCAACACCGACACCAACATCATCGTCTACGACAAGGACAGCTCCCGTCAGGTGTCTGCCGGGGGCCTGACCAAATATATGACCATCGCGCTGCTGCTGACGAATTACGCCGACCAGCTCGACAACACCTTCCAGATGCCCTTCGCCATCTCGGATTACGTCCACAACAGTGACAATGCCGATATGCGCTCCAATGAGACCTTCACCTACCGGGAAGCCGTCTACGCCATGCTTCTGCGCAACGCCAACGAAGCCGCGATGGGCCTTGCCTACAGCCTTTCGGGCGGCGACCTTGCAGGCTGGGTGAGCCAGATGAATACCCTCTCCCAGCGCATCGGCACCACCGGCAGCACCTGGACAGATGCCTGCGGCCTCGACAGCGGCAACGTGACCACCGCCGTGGATATGTACCTCATCCTGCGGTATCTGATGAGCTTCGACGCCTTTGTGGACATCTCGTCGGCTCCCGCCTTCACCATGCCCGCCAAGGAAAAGCACACCAAGAGTTTCGTGCTGCTGAACCAGAACGTCGCCCTCAACAAGACCAGCGGCGGCAGCTTCTACCGCAAGTCTATGCAGGGCGGCATGTGCGATGTGATGGCCTATAAAAACGACCACGGCGACCAGAGCTATGTTTCGTGGGCCAATCAGGACGGCTCCACCTATATCTTCTGCATCATGCAGAGTCCCGACACCTGTGACACCTACGGTTACGCCAACCGCCGCCCGGCTCTCTACGAAACGACCCGCCTCATCGACTGGGTGTTCCAGAGCTTTTCCATCCAGCCTGCGCTGGACACCGACCTTGCTCTGGCAGAGATCCCCGTGAAGTATTCCTCCGACACCGACACCCTCAAGCTCTACCCCGACAACAGCATGATGACCCTGCTGCCCTCTTCGGGCGACGGCACCGTGACTCAGAAATACTTCCATCTGCCCGACTATGTCTGCGCCCCCGTCCAGCAGGGCGATGTGGTCGGCACCGTGGAGCTGAAGCTGGCCGGCGAGACCATCGGCATGGTCAACCTCATCGCCGGGCAGGACGTGAGCCGGAGCAGCCTGCTCTACTCTTTTTCGAAGCTGCAGGAGTTCTTCGGCAGCCTCTACCTCAAGGTAGTGCTCGTCGTCAGCGCCATCTGCGCCATCATCTATGTGGCGTGGGTCCTGCTCAACTCCCCCCACACCCGCCATTCCTCCAAAAAAGTCCACCGCTATGGCCGTCCCCGCGACTGA